GCGTAAAAGATATACCAAGTGATGCATCAGTAGATAATAAAGTATATGAATCAAAAGCGGGTCATAGAATAGAGTTAGATAATACATCAGGCGCAGAAAAAATTAAAATAACACATGGTAAAACAAATTCACATATAGAATTTACTTCTACTGGTAAAATTAGAATTATATAATGACTACACCAAGTATATCATTGCCACAAATAGAATGTCCTGATGTTCTATTACCGACTCCAGCAAATTTAAGAAATTTATTTGGTGGATTGGCAACTCATGCATATCGGTATGAGATTGATGAATTAAAAAAAACTCTTGAAGATACAAGAAAGTTAATAAGTTCTGTAGACCCTAAGTTTGAAAAGATAGAAATACCAGAATTAGAATGGGAAATTATGATAACTAAGTTATCAGCTGATTTTCCAATGTATGTACAAAAACAAATACTTGAATTAATAAATACTTTGTTTCCTATTGACTTTAACGTAACCATATTGGGTATACAAATTAATATAATTGATTTTTTAACTGACCCAAGTACAGTATTAGATAATTTAAAACTAGAAGAGATTGATAGTATATATGATTTAATTCCAAGTGAATATAAAATATGGGATAAGTTTGAAACCGCTGATTTTAAAAAAGAAACTGTATCAAATTATATACGTTCTGAAGTCGCAAAGAAAATGAATCTTTTATTGCATGGTGGGTTCACAGGTTTAATTGATTTATTTGATGAGATATGGGATGCATTAGGATTGCCTTCTCTTCCAGCTTTAAAAACATTAGATTTAGAAGCTTTAATAAGAGATAAAACAGTAGAAGAATTAAAAGCTGTACAAATATTTGGATTTAGTTTATTAGATTTATTAGGTGGTGAGTTTGATGATAACGTAGAGATACCAGAGTTTCAAAAAGAAAGATTATTAAAAAGAGCAAGAGAGTTTAAAGAAGAATGGCAAACATATTTAATTAAAATATGGATGGAAAAGGTAGAAGACTTTTTTAGTGCAATAGGATTAGATTCAATAATGCAATGGATAACCTTTAGCTTCTGTGATTATTTAAAAGTAATAGGCTTTCCATCTACAATTAATTTACCAAATTCAATACAAACATTAATTAATACATCAGCAAATGTGCTTCCTAATACAACAACTGGATTAGATGAAGATGGTATACCAATCCCAGCAGGCACATAAAGAAGCAATTAAAGAGTATAAATAGATATATGGCAGGATTATATACAGGCGACAAGCAAATATCAGGGGATTTAGAGCAAGCACGAGTTGTATCTAAAAAGAAACCTCATCGTGACTTAGATTTATCTTTAAAGATACATCCTATAAGAAAGGATATTATACCTTTAAAAGACGATGCTGCTATTAAAAATGCAATAAAAAATTTACTTATAACTAATTTTTATGAAAGACCATTTGCAGATGATTTAGGAGCTAATTTAAGAGGATTACTTTTTGAGCCTGCAGGGTTAATAACAAATATAGAATTAAGAAGTAATATAAGAGATGTTATACAAAAGTATGAACCAAGAGTATCAGTAACAAGTATTGATATAACTGATAACGTACCTAGGAATGAATATCTTATAGAAGTTTTTTTTAATATAAAAGGAATCAACGTAGAACAAGTCGTTGAAATACCACTTAGAAGGTTAAGATAAAATGGCAACAAATTTAAACGTAACGGAACTAGATTTTGCAGATATAAAAAATAATCTCAAAAACTTTTTAAAACAACAAACAGAATTTAATGATTATGACTTTGATGGTTCAGGTCTTAATGTTTTATTAGATGTATTAGCTTATAATACTCATTACAATGCTTTAAACGCTCATTATTCATTAAATGAATCTTTTTTAGATTCAGCTCAAATAAGAGGTAATGTCGTAACAAGAGCTAAGTTATTAGGATATACACCTAGGTCTGTTTTATCACCAAGAGCTAAAGTAGATATTGTTGTTACTAAACCAAATAGTGGAGTTATACCAACGGTATTAGAACTTACAAAAGGAACTAAATTAAATACTGTTGTAAGTGGTGAAGAGTTTCAGTATGTTGTATTAGAAAATCAACAAGCTACACTAAGTGGTTCAACTTGGACATTTAATGATGTTATAATTGTTGAAGGAACAACAAGAGAATTAAAATATAGAGTTGATAATGATATAGAGAATCAGAAATTTCAACTCTCAGACTATGACGCAGATACGAGTACGTTACGCGTACGTGTACAGGCAAACGAAGAATCAACAGCATTTGATGTATATACTAAATTTGAATCATTAAAAGGTATAGATTCTACATCAAAAGTTTATTATTTACAAGAAAATCCAAGTGGTTATTATGAAGTATATTTTGGAGATGGCGTAACTGGATTTAAACCTACTAATAATAATATCGTTACAATCGATTATGTAATTACAAAAGGTAAAGAAAGTAATGGTGCAAATTCGTTTACTATGGTAGATGAAATTGGTGGATACGATAATATTGCAGTGACATTAGATACTGCAGCTGCCGGTGGAGCCGATGAAGAAACAATGGAGTCAATAAGATTTAATGCTCCACTTACTTTTATATCACAAAACAGAGCTGTGACAGCCGATGATTACGCTGCTATTATTAAAAAGGAATTTAGTAATATAGATTCTATCTCAACATGGGGCGGTGAAGACAATGACCCACCTGATTATGGAAGAGTATATGTTTGTATTAAACCTTTATTAGCAAATACACTTACAACAGCTGAAAAAACAAATATTACAGGTGCAATATTAAAAGGTAAAAACGTTGTATCAATTACACCACAAATTGTTGACCCTAATTTTACTTATTTAGAATTAGATGTTTCATTTAAATATAATCCTAATTTAACAGATAGAAGTTCTGTAGAATTACAATCAGTTGTAAGAGATACAATTACAGATTATAACTTTAATAATTTAAATAAATTTGATGGTGTATTTAGACACTCACAATTAACAAGAAATATAGATAATTCTGACCCATCAATATTAAACACTACTGTAAGACCAAGGATGTTTCAATATATTACACCTTTAAATAATGCAGATAATAACTTTAGTTTAAGTTTTTCATCTCCTTTCTATCAGTCAGGTAATTCAACAGCATTTTTAATATCTTCTTCAGCATTTAAAATAAATAATGTTGACCATTTCTTTGGTGATGAACCAATTGCTGATTCTACAAAAAGAAATGTAATTGTTTATAAAGTAGTTAATCAAGTTAATACAACAGTAATTGCAGATGCTGGTGAAATAGATGTAGATAAAGGAACAATTATTTTAAATAAATTTAGACCAGATACAACAGCTCAAATTAAAATTACAGTACTTCCTAATTCATTAGACCTAGGACCAAAAAGAGACCAATTAATATCTATAGACAATAATTTTGTAGTAATTACTCCTGAAATAGATACAATTGCAACTGCAGGTTCAGCTGGTTCTATTGATTATACAACAACATCAAGATTTAAATAATGGCATTTAAAAAGACATTAACTCCTGGAGCGATTGAACTCGAACAGGGAACGCTGAATCAAACAAAAGAAGATATTCGTCTAGACCAAATAATACCTTCTGAAATATTAGAAAATAAAGATAAGTTAGATAAATTTTTAAAAGCTTATTATACATTCATGAATATGGATGAATTTATTTATCAAGAAACTAAAGTATATAGTGATGTTGTATTAAATGGTTTAGCTCAATTTAGAATTGCAGACCCTAACAACGAAAATAATAAATTTTTTACTGATGAAACTGGCGCATCTTCTACTCTTGTTTTAACAGCACCAAATGGTTCAACACAAAATATAACTTTAACAGATATCAATGTAGCAATAACGAATGGTAATGAACTGCCAGGTTCACTCGTTACATCAACATCTGAGATAGGTAAAACATTTACTGTTAATGGATTAGCAGCTTATAATAATTATACAGCTCAATTGACAACAATTCAAAAGAATTGGGTGGGCCCAGGTCCTTCATATGTAATGAATACAATTGAAACTGCAATGGATATTGATACTAATAGCGAGGGCTATTTAGAATTAATGCAAAAAGAAATTGCTGCTACAATTCCAAGAGGAGTCACAGTAGACAAAAGAACTCTTTATAAACAAATTATAGATTTTTATAGATTAAGAGGTTCATCAGATTCTATTGAGATATTCTTTAAAATATTATTTAATGATATTGCAGAAGTAACATTTCCTTATGATAAAGTATTAATACCTTCAAGTGGTAATTGGGATGTTAACGCTTCTCTTCCTAAAGGTGGTCAATATTTAGATAATAAAGGATTTTTATCTGATAGTATTGTAGTACAAGATAGTAAAAAATATCAAAAGTTTTCTTATTTAATTAAAACAGGTAAAAATTTATCTGATTGGGACTTATCATATAATCGATTAGTTCACCCAGCTGGATTTATTTACTTTGCTGAAATATTAATATTCTTACAATTAACAAAAGCTGTATTAGGAGAAGATATTTTTAATCCTAATGGTTATGTAGACCTAGCTCCAAACGGAGAACCTTCTGGCAGAAAAAGAACAGATGATTTAGGATTAGCAATAAGAAAAGTTTTATCAGCGATACCAGAAAGACAACCAGGTATTATTGGACCAGAAGATGTTCCAATACTTGTTGAAATGTTTGTTTCAACTTTCTTACCTAATATCACAGCAAAGGTACATAAAACTGGTACTGTTTCAGTTGATTTAAAAAGTGGTATAATAAATGGAACAACAATAACCTCAGGAGGAAGTGGTTATACTGCAGTTCCTGTTATAACATCTACAGATACTGGAACTCCATCAGGGTTTACAACAGCAGTATTAACAGCTGTTCTTACAAATGGCTCAGTATCTTCAATTACAATAGGTAATGGAGGTAAAGATTATAACACTCCAAGTTTATCAATTGCTGCTCCAACAGCTATGACATTTAATCCAGCTACAGCAGTTAACTTATTAAATGATACTATTACATTAACATCAGCTCAAGCAGCAGCCTTAAATAATGGTGATGTTGTCACATATGATAGTGGAGGTGGTAACGTTATAGCTGGATTAAATACTCCACAAGCATATAGAGTTGTAAATAAATCTGGCAATACAATTCAGTTAGAAGTATCAGTTGGAAGTGGAGCAATTGATTTAGGTTCAGTTGGAAGTGGAACATCGCATACTTTAACTGGTGCAACAGCAACAGCAACAGCCACAACTTTAGACGGAGCTTTGGAAGCACTTACAATAGGAGAGCCAGGATTTGGTTATACTGGTTCGTCACTGTCAATCACTTTTAATGGTATATCCCTCCCAGGACTTACTGGTGTGAACCCGTCTGTGACGGTAGGTTTAGACTCATTAGGAAGATTAGATAAAGATGATATTACTATAAATTCAGAAGGCAGAAATTGGCAAAATTTAGTAGGAACAGTTCCTGCAAATCCAAATGCAACGAGTATTGCATCAATTGATGTTGTAGGATTGGCAGATAAAAACTTTTTAGTTGCTCCTACAATAACATTCCCTATACCTCAATCAAAAGATGCGACAGGAGCTTTCTTATCTTCAAACGTTACAGCAACAGCTAATTTTACAATTGCTTCAGATGATGTATTATGGACACAAGCAGAAGAAGATTTAGAAAGACTTGGAGATGCAGC